CTGGCCGTGCTGAAATCAGCATCCAGCCAGTTCAGTGGGTTCGTGCGCAGGCCTTTCCAGCGCACCTCGAAATGCAGGTGTGCTCCATAGCAGTTGCCGGTATCGCCGCTGTAGCCGATCAGCTGGCCTTCCTGCACCTGCTGCCCCTGCGCCACGCAAAGCTGGCTCAAATGAGCGTACAGCGTTTCCAACGTGCCGTACTTGTAGGTCGTGTGGCGCAGCTTAATCATGTTGCCATAGCTGTTGTTGTCGCCCTGGGTGCGCTTGCCGTTCCAGCGGTAGGCCGTCTCCACTGTGCCGCCCTCTGCGGCGTATACCGGCGTGCCCACCGCCGCGCGGAAATCCAGCGCCCGGTGCAGGCTGCCATCATTGTAGAGCCAGCCCGCGGTGATGATGTGCTGGGCCAGGGGCCAGTGAAGCAGAACGTCTTCGTTTTCCAGTCTCATATCATATACCTCTCGTTACAATCGCGCTGATCGCCGTCAGTCCACTCGGCAGGCCAGTCAGTTTCCCGTTGCTGATGCTTAGGCTCAAACTGGTACTGCTTGGGCCGCCGTATATGGCGCCCTTGTGGTACTTGTCGCCCTCAAACGCGACCAGGCTCGTAGTCTGCTGGCCCCAGCCGCCGGAACTGGTCATGGTGCCGTAGCCCCAGATCTTGATTGCCCCGTCAGTGCGCTTAAAATTCACGCTGGGGCTGGTGTCTGTGACGGCATATGCCTCAACGTTGTTATTGCTCTTGGCAGGCTCCGCAGTACCGGTAACGTTTACCCCCGCTGCACTCGTAAATGTTTTGCCTTTTGCAACATCCGCAGCAGTAGCGTTGCCAAAAAGAATAGCATCGGCTCCAAGCTTTATGTAACTGTTGTGCCGCATAATCTTGTCATCGTCAAAACAATGGATTTTTATGCTGATGTTATCGCTGTCGCTGTCACGCTCAATCGTGATCTCTTCATCGCCGGAGGTATAGTAACTTAGTGTTTCCCCTGCAAGGTATTCTGTCAGTTTGCCCGTAACTTTGGCCCCCTGCACATACGCCGTTCTGCCTTTTGCAATATCGCTCGCTGTCGCATCGGCGTCGGAGGTATCGGCGTCATTGGTGTTGGTACCGACAACTTTCAGCCCTGCCGCGGATGTCATGGTTTTGCCCTTGGCTACGTCGGCGGCGACGGCATCACCAAAGAGGGACGGATCAGCACCAAGCTCAATGGTGCAACCTATCCGCAATATCTCATCGTTAAGCTCGTGGGGCATGCTAATACAGATGTACCCCCTTTTGTTAACTATCAAGTACTGCGATCCACCCGCCGATACCCACATTTCCAGCTTTTTCCCTTTGACGTATTCATACAGCTTGCCCGTGATTTTTTTGCCCTGCACATACGCCGTTTTGTTCCTAGCAATATCTTCCTCCGTCGCCGTTGCATCGCTGGTATCCGTGCCGCTTGTGGCGGGGCGAGTGCCAGTGATCTGCATGCCGGTGGCATCGTGCGCAGTTACACCCTCCACCAGATCGCTGGGTGTCACGGTGTCGCCGGTCAGATCAATGGCGGTTTTATCATTGATAACAACCTTGTTTACGGCCATGCTCAGCCTCCGATCGTCAACGTCTGGCCGCCAGCCGCATTATCAACGTATGTGGCCGGGATCGCCTGCACAGTAACTTGAGACAGGCAGTTATACGCTTTGTCGGGCAGCACAACCTGCTGCTCAAAGGTCGGCGTAACGTTCTTGGCCTGCGGCTTCATACCTTCGCTTCCGCTCATAGAGCCTTTCACGCCCAGGACCGTAACGCCCTCGCGGATATTTGTGGGCACCAGCTTGGCCTGTTCGGTCGCTGCGATGGTCACCCCGCCTGCGCCATCGTGGAAGCCCATGGGGATGGTGTACTTACCAGAAACGGTGCTGATTTCACCGTTGACTTCGCCGTTGTTGGGCATCGTGCCAGTCATTTTGGCGCCACGCGCGTAGAACGTTTTACCGTTCAAAACCTCCGCCACAGCTGCGGTGGCATCGCTGGTATCCGCGTCTTTCGTGCTGGTACCGGTAATAGGGGCGCCGGACTTGTCGTGCGCCGTGATACCTTTGGCCAGCTTGTCCGGGGTTACAGTGTCTGCGGTAAGGTCCAGCTTAGTCTCCTTGCCAATAACCACCTTGTTCACATATTTATTGGGCATTGTAGTACTCCTCTCCTATAATCAGTGTGTATCCACTGGAATCGTTGGCTACCTCGTACTGAGGTATCTTCTTGATTGTTAGGTCCTGCTGCATTAGTCGCTTTGCGGTGGGCAAAACCTGCGCCGAGAACAACGGCGTGATGTCATACGGCCCGCTGTACTCCGGCGCACCCACCACTGTGGTGCCGGTCACGTCCACCCGCACGGATGCCGCCCCGGCAATGCGCACTGATACGGCGCTCTGTTGGGCCACTCGCACCTGGATCATGCACCATCAACCTCCTGGAATAAGGTCGGGCTCATTTTGAGCGTCAAAATCTCCGTCTGCGGCTGGTCAGTGCTGTCCCGCAATGTGATGCGGGTGTCCATGTACAGCGTCTCGCCGCCGAGAAATCTATAAGTTTCCGCCCGCGTCCAGGGAATGAGGATAATGTTCTGTCCTTCCTGCCGGGTGCAGTCATCCGGCCAGACGTTGGATTTAATGGCCGGGAAGCCTTTGCAGCACTTCTGCTTGAACACAAATTCGATCCGGCTCACATCATCCAGATCCATCCCGATTTCCACGGGCAGCACGAATTGCGTTCCCTGTTTCATTCGTTTTTCTCCTAGTTCGGCAGTTTTTCTTCCTCGGTTTTCGGAGTTTCGATGTTTGCCGCCGCGGCTTCTTCGGCTGCCATATTTTCACGCACGACGGCAAGCATGTTTTCGAGGATCAGCTCAGATACCGCAAAGGGGATTTTCGCTTCATTGATCGCGGCAATAATCTTGCGTTTGCACTCTTTGATGCGTTTGGTATCAGTCATGGTTTTTCCTCCTTACAGCCGCGCGTTCACGGCATTTTTCAGCGTGGCAATGGCCGCCAGAACTTCTTCATCAAGGGCCACAAAAGACCCTCGGTTGTTCTGGCTGGTGATGTTGCCGCTGTCGTCCAGTTCCATGTAGGTGTAGCTCACTCGCTCGCCTTCGGCGGTCGTAACGACCGCCACGCCAGATAATTTCTTCATGTTAATCCCTCCGATTCATCCAATAGAATGTCTGCGGTTTCGTCCGCTCCGGTATCTAATTCCAACAATTCGGTTGCGGCGGTGGTGCTTTCGTCCTGGGCACGGGCGGCGGTGCTGGCGGCCAGATCAATGCCTGCCGGTTCGCCCGCGGGGTAACTGCTGTCACTGCGGTCGGCATAGCTGCCCTCATAGCCGCGCTGGGCGGCCATGCAGAGCCATGCAAATTGCTGACCTGGTGCGCCGTGTATAATGGCATACTGGCCGCAGTTTTCGGCCCACAGGTGGCCAGCTCCATCGCAATCCGTCAGCAGCCAGGCGGGCTGCCCATATTGGGCGATGGTCTCCGCATAGCGCGGGTCAAGAGCAATCAGGCACCAGCCGTCCGGCCCGCATTCGCCGCGTCCCCAGTCCGCAAAGGTCGGCAGCGGCGTTTCAAACGCGGCCATTTTCAGCGTGCCGAAGCTGGTAGGCACCACACGGGATTTCTCGCCCCAAACGTCCAGGTTGTGCACGTTGAGCTTGCCGCTCACGCCAACGCGAGTCGTGTTAAAATCGGCATCGCTGTCATCGCTACGGTTGTAGGTGATCTGCATCCCAACGTAAGATGTCGGGTTAAGGCCGTCAACCCAGCCGTACTTGGCGTACTTGCTGCACGCGCCGATGTAGCTGCTGCCCGCCTCTGAGTACAGCACGCCGGTTAATCCAATCGACCCGGTGTTGATGGTGGCATACCATGCGATGTGCCGGTTGTCCAAAAATACGCGCTCACCGGCCTCGGTGCCCATACGTATCCAGGCGTTGTCCAGGTCGTACACGGTGGTGTAGTTGAGGTTATGCAGCTGCCCGGTCGTGATGTTGCCGCCGTTGATGATTGTCTTGTCCTGGTTCCAGGTACTCAAATCCGAGAATGTCACCACGCCGGATAGGTTGATCTGTGCGCTGGTGATCTCTGTTCCGCCTGCCGTCAGCTTGATGGTGCTGCT